TGGATCTGAATCTGGCCAGAGGTCATTGCCAGTTGGTCGATGCCCAGGAGGAAGCCAGAGCCACAGAGGCAGAGCTTGGAATCAGCACCATAGCGGAAAATCCGCTCCAGCATAGCCTTGAGCCAGTCCTCACCACCTACGGTCCAGTCAGAGCCAGCATAGTCAGCATTCAGCGAGTAGTCGTCGCAGTTAGCTGCAGCATACTGGCGAATGAAGTTGATGACACCCATAGTAGTGCGCTCCGGCTTTCCGTTGTCACCGATGTTCTCAGTGCGGATTCCCCAGAGGAATGCCAGCTCCATTTCCCACGAGTGCATTTCCAGCGCTTCAGCCTTGGCCTTCTGATAATCATTCGGAGTGCGAAGACGAGTCTTGCGCGCGGTCCGAGTGATACTCAGCGGGGTGCGAAAGATCTGGGTGTAGTTATACACCTTGGTGGGATTCAAAGCGATGGCGTCCGGCATCTCACCACCCTCAGGATTGATGTTACCAATGATCTTGAAGGTATCACAATCAGAGAGGTCGTGAGTAGCGGAGTTGTCATCGTCTTCCAGCAGCTTCACAGCGAGGACTGAGTTGGTAGTACCACGAGTAACATCAGTGATCTTGCCAACTACATCGACGGTATAGTCACTGGCATCACGCAAGAGGATCTGATGCCCGATGCGGATGCGGTTAGCCAAGGTAGTAGTGACCTGGACATAGACAGTGTCACCAGCCACTCCACCAGTAGCGTAGGCCACACTGAGGTCAGGCAGAGTATAGACACCAGCCACTGCCCCACCGACTGCAGTCATCTCCTGCGTCCACCAGTGGAACTGAGGATCATCTACTTTGGAACTACCCATCATAGAAAGAATAGCCGTAAGCGGTGCTTGGCCATTCGGATAAAGTTTGAGAATCTGCTGACGCCAGTTCATAGGCCTCTGATCAGCCACCCAGTCGCCGGATCCCCTCATACCCAAGAACATAATATTACCTCCTTGAAGGATTTAAGTTTGTTCAAAATTTGAACAGAGTTGAGATCAACCCACTAGACCTGAGCAATAGTAGTGGGAGTAGGAGTCGTGCCAGTGAAAGTGGTCACAGAAGCAGCCACGAACCAGCACAGGCCATCGCTGTAGGCAAGAACACGATCGCACTTGCCGTTGAGCGTCACGTCACCAGCCCAGCACTCTGAGTCATCCAGGTCGGCTACGGTGATAGTGTTCACAGCGTCTGCATTACGGCAGACGATGGAATAAAAGCGGCCCTTGGCTTCCGCTACAGGCGGAAGGTAGACAGTGAAAGCACCAGAGTCACCATCTGCAGTCGGACGCACTACATAATCACGAGTGGTCATGTAGTAATCAGCCGCAGGGTTGACGTACTTGTCAACGATTACTTTGTCATGCTGCGCAAAGCGGTCTTCAAGAGACATAGTTCCCTCCTATGAGTTTAATCCCTTTTCCATAGCTTCAATCTCGCTCTGGAAAGGATCTGGTTTTGGAGACTGCTTCGGACGAGGCTGCGCGGCCTTGCGAGGCAGTCTAGGTGGATTGGAATCAGCCTGAACAGCTGGCTTGGCTGTAGGGTTGGGCAGGTTTAAGCGTTTTCTAGTTTCCGTTGCTACCTCCTTTAAAACTTCAGGATAAGGTTTATTAGGATTGGCAGAGCTAAGCTCGCCAAAGACCAGGCCGACGACTTTCTTGAAAGGCTCAAGGTCAGAGTTAGAGGAATAGAATTCCTCAGTGGCTTTCTGGACTTGTGTGTAAGAGTCAATGTTAGTCCTGATGATCTCAGGCAAGGCAGAGAGTTTAGCTTCAGCTGCTTTGGTAGCTTTGGAGTAGATCTTATTAAGCAGCTTGTTAAACTCATCCTTGTCACTCGTAACATCTTCAAAGTCGAACTCAGCCAGAAAGTCCTCAGGTGGAGCAGATGTAGCTGGAGCATTTGTTGAAGGTTTTTGTTTAAGGAGAGCCCTCAGCTCTTCGAGCTCAGCGCGAAGGGCGGCGACTTCGGCTGTGGAGGATAGCTCTGGGGAGGGAGCCAAGGGCTCTCCACCCTCAACGTCATCAGCATCAGGAGCAGCTGTGGCAGGAGCTGTAGTCGCAGGTGCCGATGTGGCAGGAAGGTCTGTGCCTGGAGCTTCCGTGCCAGGAGGGTCAGTGGCTACAGGGTCGGTAGCTGGAGTCACTGTAACAGCATTAATAAGATTTTCCATTTCCTCGATCTGTTCCTTAATCTTCTCGTTCATTGTCAGTCTCCTTTAGTTCAAGTGCTTGTAGAAAAATGTCAGGTAGGGCTAGCATATAGTCGACAGCTTTAATCCTTCCATTGACATCTCCCATGTGCAGAAGCACTGAGGCACTGGAGGGATTAGTATCAGCTGCATTTTCTACAATAGAAGCCATCTCACGACGTGCTCCAGATTTCCAGAACGTAAGCTCCCGCACAAAGTCACGCCAGAGAATAGACTCCTTGAATTCAGAGATCTGATCACGAGTAGCACGAACGAGGATTTCAGTAGACATTGTTAAGCTCCAAATGGTACAAGGTTGCCAGCCTGTGCCTGGGCTAAAACGTTCTGGTCAGGCATGCCAGTGGTTTGCATTCGCTTGAAGTCCTCCACGTTTTTAGCTCCAAGCTGTTGAGCAATGTAGGTGAAAAGCTTCACCACGTCGAATTGCTGGACTAGCATCTCGTTTGAGCCGATGATGTTAAAGAGTTGAATCCAGGCTTCAGAGAAGTTTCCTCCAGGTACTGAGCCATCTCTAACAATTACATCGTAGTTTACAGCTATATCATGTGGTGAGACACGAGCTCGGCCGGAAGAGAAGGTTTGCATAAGCTGTTGTTCATAGCGGCCAGTGATTTTGACTGTAGCTTCCTTGGTCATATATTGTTGAGTGTGAACTGCAAACATAGTCCCAATGTCTTGCATGAACTGCATACCGATTAGCATGGCAAGTCTTTGTAAGCGTGAGACCGCAGAGCCACGAGTTCCTTGGAACTCAGATTTGGTTAAGCGTTCAGGTCCACCTTGACGGATTGCACCTTGCATGGACTGATCGGCTCCAGAGATACGGTCCATCCACTGGGTGATATAAGCGCTGTCGGAAATGTTAAGTCGAGTGATGTCCTGGACAGCGAGCTGCTGGACGACTTTGTCTACTCCACGGCCCCACGCTGGACGTCGCAAGCGGATGAGTTTGCCAGGCTCGGGATTTTTAAGGTCGTTAATGTTGACTAGGTAAGGATCAACAATGAGCATGTCGTTGATGGCTTTGCGCACATTAGTTATGTGAGAGTTAAAGAGAAAGTCTAACGTGTGCTGGAGTCCGTATAGGATCTCCATTCGTCCGATAGGTGTAATTGAATAGCCATCGAATTCGGGAGAGGCCATCGCAATAGGATACATCCCGTGGTTGTGGTCGGCTGGCTCACAGGCGGTGATAACGTCATCAGCGGATAGTCTGAAAAACCATTTTTGAGGGTATTCATAGTCGCTAAGTCCCCAGTCTTTAGGAATAAGATTAATATACATATTGATGTTATCAACTGGATTGGTAGTCTGTGACATCGAGCGATGGATGTCAGTTGAGCCACCAAACTTGTCTTGGCGGTTAGATTGCTCGACCATCAGAGAGGATGTCTTATTAGCCTTATGCTTAAGATATTTTACGTTGAAGAAGCCGGAATTAGCTTGGGATTCCTCTGAAAGCATATTCATAATGTTGCTGCGGTCAAGCCAGCCGATGAACTCGCCTTTTTGAATATCTACGCTTGAGACAGATGGATCAGGGAGAAGCATATAAGGGTCGATGTTGGACAGGTCGTTACCCTCGAACACCATTGAGTCGATGAAGTCGACTTGGGTAGAGTGAGTAGTTCCGAGATCACTACCGGTGATGATGTCTGAGCGGATAGGAACTTTGCCGTATTGAGTTGCCCAGCCTGGGATTCCAACTCCAATGCCATAGCTAAGGCTGTCACGCAGAATGGTATGAAGGGCCAGTGGGACCTTAGTTTTGATGCAGTGAAGCCGGACGACTAGCTCAAGAAGCATAGCCCCAGTGGTGTCATCTGCTTCCACACCTTCGTATTGGAACATAGGATCTTGGAAGAAAGCTAATGACATGTAAGTAAGAAGTGCCTCAAGCATGGAGTAGGAATAAGGGAAGACTATGGAAATAGGCTTCTTAGGTTCCTTTTGCTGCAAGATGACTTCATTGTCCTCAGGTGTGACATAGGTGGTAAGGATCTTATCTATGGAGCGCCAGGAGTCAAAGCGCTTGGAGATCTCAGTGCGAGCTTCGTTAGCACGAGTGAGGATCTTGGCTACAAGCTCATCATGGAACTTAGAGCCAGGCTTAAGGTCAAGACCATCAGGGTATTCGTAGTCGTAGGAATACCTGGTGTAGTCTTGTTTGCCTGATGGAGAAGTTTGGTCACCTGTCACAATGTAAGGCATAGTGTCACCCTGTGTTTAAATTTTTAACATAGCTGGAATACGAATAAGAATGTCAATAAGCAAAAGGATTGACGCAATGACTATACCACCAAGGATATGATTTAGCCTGGACATGATGTCGTCTACTCTGGCTTCAAGTGCGTCCATCTGTCGTTGCATCCTTTTGTCAGTGACTTTAAGGTTTTCGAATTCCTTAAGACATCCACTGTGTTCGGAGCAAAAAACTTCAGGTGTCATTAGATAGACCTCCAGCCTTCGATGGAAGTTTCATAGTTGAGCTCGGAGTACTCAGCCTCTGTGTCATGTGGATCTTCGCGAGGACTGAAGTAGCGTTCACCAAGTTCAAGCATCTCGACGATGTAGGCTAGACAGTCCATAAGATCCCATAGCGCACTACGAGGGAACATAAGGAGCTGGCTTTCAAGCTTACGCATTGTCGCACAGGTGGCATTATGGTAGATGTAGCCACCACGGTAGTAAGGGACAAGCTCTTTGATCCGGTGTTCCTTTTTCATTCCGCCACGAGCTTTGAGCCAGACAAGTTCAAAGAACGAGCCACGGCGAAACATCTCGTTTTTAATAGGCTGCTTGATAAACTCATTAAGCGAGGTTTCCTCAATGCCAAGGACCTTAGCGTTAAGTCTTACGCCCATCCCAAAGAGTGCATCATAGATTTCATCAGGATACATCTTTTCGCTAATAGCATCACGGACATAAAGGCGAGCATTGGTAAGGTCAATACCTACGCCGATGATAGCTGATTCAGCCGAGTGGATTTTGACTGTCTTGGCCGGATCGAGGATGACCACTGTCTCGATATTTTGGTTAGTTTGGACCTCGGCCTCGAGAAGGTTTAGGTCATTCTCCTTACGGTTGAAGTCATTAGGAACATTGTAGTAGTGGAAATAATCCTTTTGAAAAGCAGCGTCTTTAGTGCTGATAGGGAGGTTACGAAGCTCCCGAAAGAAAACGTCTGTTTGACCTGAGTTACAGTGCTCAAGCCATTCCTTTTCG